CTTCTTGGTAGGTTACAACTTGCTTACGAAAACTTGCCGAAGTGGATGCAGCAAGGTATCATATCATGGAATAAAGGTTCACTAGAATTAGAAAATGGGTCTAAAATTTCAGCAAACTCTACTTCTTCATCTGCTGTCCGAGGCGGCTCCTATAATGTCATCTTTCTTGACGAGTTCGCGTTCATCCCGAATCACATTGCTGATGACTTCTTTGCCTCTGTTTATCCTACTATTTCTTCTGGGCAGAGCACAAAGGTAATTATTGTTTCTACCCCTCGTGGTATGAATCACTTTTTCCGTATGTGGCACGATGCGGAAAGAGGAAAGAATGAATATGTGCCCACTGATGTTCATTGGTCAGAAGTTCCTGGTAGAGATAATAAGTGGAAAGAACAAACTATTGCCAATACATCAGAAGCACAATTTCGTGTTGAGTTTGAATGTGAGTTTTTAGGTTCTACCAATACTCTCATTAATGCGTCTAAACTCAAGAACCTTGTATATGAAGCACCAATTAAAAGAAATGCCGGTCTAGACATTTATGAGAACGCAAAACCAGAAAATAACTATCTCATTACTGTTGACGTTGCTCGCGGTTTGGGTAATGATTATTCTGCATTTATCGTGTTTGATATTACAGCGTTTCCATACAGGGTAGTTGCCAAGTATAGAAATAATGAAATTAAACCAATGCTTTTTCCCAATATTATCCAAGAAGTTGGAAAAGCGTATAATGACGCTTGGTTACTAATAGAAGTTAATGATATTGGAGATCAGGTAGCAAATATTCTTCATTATGATTTGGAATATGAAAACTTATTGATGGCATCAATGAGAGGTCGTGCCGGTCAAATTGTTGGAACAGGTTTTAGTGGCAAAAAATCCCAACTGGGTGTCAGAATGACCGCAGCAGTTAAAAAATTAGGGTGTTCTAATTTAAAGACATTTTTAGAAGATGATAAGTTATTGACTGTTGACTATGAAATTATTAATGAATTAACTACATTTTCTCAAAAACATAATTCATTTGAAGCAGAAGAAGGTTGTAATGATGACCTTGCAATGTGCCTTGTTATTTTTTCTTGGCTAGTCGCACAAGATTATTTCAAGGAGATGACTGATAATGATATTCGTAAAAGAATATATGAAGAACAGAGAAATCAAATAGAGCAGGATATGGCACCATTTGGATTTATTGTGGATGGTTTAGATGATAATAGTTTTACTGATGATCAAGGAGATAGATGGTATGCCGATGAATATGGAGATAGAAGTTATATGTGGGATTATAGATAATGGATTTGGATGATCAATTTAATTTAGCCCATTTACTTTTAAATGAAAGAATATGTAGAACTTGTAAAGTAAAAAAGAATTTGATAGATGGATTTTATAGGACTAGGAGAGATAGAGGTCCTGTATCGTCTTCATATTCATATGAATGTAAAGAATGTACTATAAAAAGAGTTTCTTCCAACAAAAAAATATCTGAGTTTGATTGGGAATATCCAGATTGGTAATTCACGTCATATTTCCCCACTGAAAATAGACAAAATAATAAATATTTCTAGAATAAATTTGGATTGCGAGGGGACTCAAGATGCCGGTAAATTTAGCATCTCCTGGAATTTCAGTAAAGGAACTAGACTTAACTGTTGGAAGAATTGATCCTTCCTCAGATAAAGTAGGCGCTATTGTAGCTCCCTTTACTCAAGGNCCAGTAGAATTTCCTTTAACGGTAAATAACGAAAAGGAATTACTTGAAACGTTTGGAAAACCACATCCAACAGACAAGCATTATGAATATTGGTTATCTGCTTCTTCATATTTGGCATATGGAGGGTCTTTATCTGTAGTTAGAGCTGCAAGTACTACTCTCGTCAATGCCGGAGCAGGAGATACAGCAAGAATTAATAGTGTTGAGCACTATGAGCAATTGGGATATGATGATACAACAATTTCTGGTGTAGTTGCTGCAGCAAGAAATCCAGGGTCATGGGCAAATGGTCTTAGAATTGGTATTATTGATTCGAAGTCTGATCAAATCATAACAGTAAATGATGGTTCTGGAGTTGGACCTGGAGCAGCAGTAACTGCGAACGTTCCTAGCAATACTGTAGTTGCTGGTGTAGCAGGCACTTCTTTACTTCAAGGATATTTTAAGGGTATTGTCACTAATGTAGATGGTGATGAAGTTGAAGTAAAACTTGTTGCTCATATTAATGAGAATGGTATTGAAGTTGATGCTGAGTATACACCAGATGGAGTATATAAATTTACAAGTGGAACTTTAGTTTTCGGAGTTTCTGGATCAACAACAAATACTCTTAATGTAACTAGGGCACAACTTGGAAGTACATCAGGAAATATTGGTAATAACGAATCAATAACTGCCTTTACCAAGCAAACTGGAACATTTACTGTTACAACTCAAGGTAATGTAGATATTGCTGCTGATGGTACTGTTATTGGAATGGAAACGGCAGGACTTGCTGCCGGAGTAAATAATTTCTTATTGATAAATAATGAATTTATTTCTCTTGCTTCAGCAACAATTACTGCCAATCAAATTACTCTTTCAGGTGTTTCTGCCAGGGGTGCCGAAGGAACCACTGCTGCCGTAATAACTTCCGGAACTTCTGTCGGATATTATGTAAAATCTACCGGTCAAGCGACAGATGAAGAGGTTGGTGATGAAGAAACCTCTATTGATATTGATGGGGGAACTACAGCAGTATTTAATTCAGATACTATTATCAGACTTGCCAAATCTGGTGGTGGAAATGAGTTTATGAGAGTTACTTCATTCATTCCAGTCGGCGGAACCAGCGGAGGAAATAGAACAATTTCCTCAGTTAAAGATTGGTTTAATGAGCAAACTTTAACTACCGGAGAAGGAACTTCCGTTAAGTGGAATTCCATCGCAGATAGACCAGGCACTTCAGAATTTGCATCTGCAAGGGCATCAAGATTTGATGAAGTCCATGTTGCGGTTGTTGATGGTGATGGAAAAATTAGTGGAAATGCAGGAACAATATTAGAGACACATCTTTCACTTTCCAAAGCAAAAGATGCAATTTATTCTTCAGGTTCTCCTTCATATTGGAGAAGATATTTAAAGAATAATTCAAATTATATCTTTGGTGGTAGTGCTCCCGCAAACGTTGCAACAGATTTCAGTTCTGGAACGAGTGCAGCAACCGCGATTGAGTGGGATAATAATGCACAGGGAAGATTATTTGGTGGTGCTGGAAATTATAATCAACAATTATCGGGAGGAGTTGATTATGGCAACCAAACATCATATGGTTCTACTGGAGCATTAAAGGCAGGTCTTTCCGATATAATTACTGGATATGGGTTGTTTGAAAATACTGAAAAGTATGATATTGATTTCTTAATTATGGGATCTTCGAATTATACGAAGGAAGAGGCACAGTCATTAGCATTGAAATTAATTTCTGTCGCAGAAATTAGAAAAGATGCAATAGCATTTATTAGTCCTCACAGATCTGCATTTATAACTGATACACAAGCAGGAGCTGTAACAGTATCAAGTGATGCTGATATCACAACTAATGTACTCGATTTTTACTCTTCAATTACATCGTCTTCGTACGCAGTATTTGATAGTGGATATAAGTACATGTATGATAGATTCTCGAATAGTTTTAGATATGCACCATTAAATGCCGATATTGCTGGTTTGTGTGCTCGTAATGATATCAATAATTATCCTTGGTTCTCTCCTGCAGGAACTGCAAGAGGTGGAATTTTAAATGCAGTCAAACTTGCGTATAATCCAACAAAGACTCAAAGAGATCTTCTCTATTCCGCAAGAATTAATCCAGTAATCTTCTCACCAGGTTCTGGGATTATTTTATTCGGAGATAAGACTGGTTATGCAAAATCATCGGCATTTGATCGAATCAATGTTCGTAGATTGTTCTTATATCTTGAAGATGCAATCTCTGCTGCTGCAAAGGACCAACTTTTTGAATTTAATGATGAAATAACAAGATCAAACTTTGTAAACACAGTAGATCCTTTCTTACGTGATGTTCAGGCAAAGAGAGGTATCCAAGATTATATTGTTGTTTGTGATGAAACAAATAACACTGCTGCAGTTATAGACAATAACGAGTTTGTGGCAGACATTTATATTAAACCAGCAAGATCAATTAACTTCATTGGTCTTACTTTTGTTGCCACCAGAACTGGTGTTGCATTTGAAGAAGTAGTAGGCAACGTTTAATTTAAATTAGAGAGGTCAAAACAAAATGGCAAAACCAGAACAAAAACTTCCACTTAGAAAAATTAGTGATTTTAAAAGTAAACTCGTTGGTGGTGGAGCAAGACCAAATCTATTTGAAGTGGTCTTAACGTTTCCAGAAACTCTAAATATTCCTCAAGATACTTTAGATAATGGGAGATTCCTTGTAAAGGGAGCAGCTCTCCCTTCATCAACAATCAACCCAATTGAAATTCCTTTTAGAGGTCGTATGCTAAAAATAGCAGGTGACCGTACATTTGATACTTGGACAATCACTGTTCTTAACGATACAACATTTGCTCTTCGTTCTGCTTTTGAGCAGTGGATGGATTATATCAATCATCTTGAAGATGGTACTGGAACAACCAATCCAACAGATTATCAAAGAAATGCTGTTGTGCATCAGTTAGATCGTACTGGAAAAGTTTTAAGATCATATAACTTTGTTGATATTTTCCCAACAAATATGTCAACTATTGATTTAAATTATGAAACAACAGATGCTATTGAAGAGTTTACTGTTGAAATGCAAGTCCACTATTGGGAAGCATATCAAGGAACTGATAATCCAGGTGGAGAGAACGTTCCATCTTCTGCTACTGCATAAATAATAAAATAACAGTTTAAGTAAATTATAATGGCAAGACTTTTTGGTTTTTCTATTGAGGATAAAGAAAAAAAATCCGCTACTATAGTTTCCCCCGTTCCTCAAAATAATGAGGACGGGGTTGATAATTATATTAGTAGCGGATTTTATGGCCAATATGTTGATATTGAGGGAGCTTATCGCACAGAGCACGATTTAATTAAAAGATATAGAGAAATGTCACTCCATCCAGAGTCTGATGGAGCTATAGAAGATGTTGTTAATGAGGCTATAATTAGCGATTTATATGATTCTCCGGTTGAAATAGAGTTATCAAATTTAAATGCTAGTGATAGATTAAAAGAAGTTATAAGAAAAGAATTTAAATATATTAAGCAAATTTTAGATTTTGATAAGAAATGTCATGAAATATTTAAAAATTGGTATATTGATGGCAGAATTTTTTATTTAAAAGTAATTGATCAGAAAAAACCTCAGGAAGGTATAAAAGAATTAAGATTCATCGACGCATTAAAAATTAAACATATTCGTCAAGAAAAGAAGACGAAAGATACAAAAAATATTTTGAGTTCTAATAAAGATAAAGTATTTTCCCCAGAAATAGAAGAATATTTTTTATATACACCAACACCAAATTATCCAGTAAACTCTAGTCCACAACAAAAATCAGCAGTAAAAATTTCCAAAGATTCTATTACATATTGTACTTCTGGGTTGGTTGATAGAAATAAAGGTACAGTTCTTTCATATCTCCATAAAGCAATTAAGTCACTCAATCAACTGAGAATGATTGAGGATTCGCTTGTGATCTACAGATTATCACGCGCACCAGAGCGTAGAATTTTTTATATTGATGTTGGCAATCTTCCAAAAGTAAAAGCGGAGCAATATCTTCGTGAGGTCATGAGTCGCTATAGAAATAAATTAACTTACAATGCACAAACTGGCGAAGTTCGTGATGATCGTAAGCATATGAGTATGCTTGAAGATTTTTGGCTCCCTAGAAGAGAAGGTGGTCGTGGTACTGAGATTACTACACTTCCTGGTGGACAAAATCTTGGAGAACTTTCTGATATTGAATATTTCCAAAAGAAACTTTATCGTTCTTTGGGCGTACCAGAATCTAGAATTGCTGCAGAAGGTGGATTTAATCTTGGCAGATCTTCAGAAATTTTAAGAGATGAACTTAAGTTTTCCAAATTTGTTGGTAGATTGAGAAAAAGATTCGCAAACATGTTTACCGACATGTTAAAAACGCAATTGATTTTAAAGAATATTGTAAGTCCTGAAGATTGGGAAAAAATTAGTGATCATATTCAATATGATTTCATGTATGATAATCAATTTGCAGAATTGAAAGAGTCAGAATTAATGAATGAAAGATTGGGCATTCTTGCAACAATTGAACCTTACATTGGAAAGTATTATTCTGCAGATTATGTTCGTCGTAAAATATTGAGACAGACTGATGCAGAAATTATAGAGATGGATGAACAAATCGAAAAAGAAATCGCTGCAGGAATAATCCCTGATCCAAATTCAGTAGATCCAATCACTGGAGAACCTTTACCACAAAATGGTAGTCAGAATATGTTAGGAGATGTTCCTAAGGAACCAGAGATTGATGGTTCTTCTACGGAAGTTGCGTAAATATAAATAGATTTATAAATATAAATTAAATTTATGGAAGATATTATCGATTTGATTGCAACTGATTCTAATGCATCAGAGATCTCTGACAGGATTAAAGACATTATTTTTGCAAAATCTGCGGAAAAGATTGAAAATATTAGACCAACAGTTGCCGGATCAATGTTTGATGAAACCGAAGTAGAGGAAACAGAGGAATGATTTTAAATATAAAAGGACCTGCTGCTGAAATCACTGGTGTGGCAAGTTCTGTTCCATATTCATTAAATGGTACAGGATCTTCTTTAGTTTCTGTTGTTAACACAGGATCAGCACCGGCACACATCACACAAACTGGAACTGGTTTTGGAGTTTATATTGGTGCCGGTGAAAGAGTATCGATTGCAAAAACATTTGCAGAAACCATTCAAGGAGAAAATGGAGCGTCAGGCCAGATTTGGGCAACAGCTATAGGATACGAACACTAATTCAATAAAAAAATGAAACTAATCACAGAAGAAGTATCAAACGTAAAAATTATTACCGAAGGTAAAGGTAGCGGTAAGAAATTATATATTGAAGGGGTTTTCCTTCAGGGTGATATTAAAAATCGTAATGGAAGAATGTATCCAATGGATACCCTTTCAAAAGAAGTGAACCGCTATTGCGAAACTTTCGTTAATAAGGGTCGTGCTCTTGGTGAACTGGGACATCCCGATGGTCCTACAGTAAATCTTGATCGTGTTTCTCATAAGATTACTTCTTTGGTTAGAGAAGGTTCTAATTTTAGAGGTAAGGCACAACTTCTAAATACTCCAATGGGAAAAATCGCATCTTCTCTTCTTGATGAAGGTGTAATGCTAGGAGTTTCTTCTCGTGGTGTTGGATCACTGAGAGAAGATCGTAGTGGTTGTAAAGTTGTTGGCGAAGATTTCATGTTAGCAACTGCTGCTGATATCGTCGCTGATCCTTCCGCACCTGATGCTTTTGTTTCGGGAATTATGGAAGGAAAAGAGTGGGTTTGGGAAGGTGGAATCCTTCGTGAACAACTTGCAGAAAGAACTCAGAAGAGAATTAATACTCTTGTCGATCAAAAAAGACTTGAAGAGCATAAGTTAAATTTATTTAATGAATTCCTCTCAAATCTTTAAATTATAAATAAATATAGATTAATACAAAATCTATAAATCAAATGTCCGTTGGTAGCAATTTACAAGAAATGGAAAACGTAG